TGGTTCAATGATATTGACACGCCCATTATATTTTTCTAAATTTAAAATAGTACTTATATTATCAAATAATTCTGCTTTTAACGACATTTATAAATCTCTTATAATCTTTCATAAGAAATAAATATTATCAAAAAACGACAAATAAATATTTTAGGAACTAATGGTTTTGAATAGAAAAATATATATTTCTATAATATAATGGATTTCTATACTATAGTTTTAATAATCGCTGTTGTTTTATTAATATTAGTTTTAACTTTTCTAGCTATTAAAATGAGCACAGCAAAATATTATAATCAAACCAATGTGGCGTTTCCGCCAGTTATGAGCACATGTCCTGATTACTGGACAGTGGATGGTAGTTATTGTGTTGTACCAGATAATGGTAAAACAAATACTGGTTCAATATATAATACTTCTGGGAATTCGGTTTTATCAAGTGTAAATACATATGGTTATGATATTGAGAAAAAAGCGTTCAATGCTTATGATACCAAATGGGGTACCTCAGGTAAATCATCTGTATGTCAACAGAAAGATTGGGCTGGTAAATACAATATTATTTGGGATGGCGTTAGTAACTATAATAATTGCTAAATAAAATGTTATACTAATTATAATATTTTATATATATTTTACAAATGAAATATGTTTATCTATCAATTATATCATCTGGATTTGTAATTATTGGATATTTGCCCGAGATTTATTTATCATATTTTCAAATAAAAAATATAGATTCAACAAAATATTCTTCAGCATTATGGCTATTGGGTGGCATATTTGGTATTATTTATAGTTCATTAAATAACGAACCATTTATAACTGCTAATTATTCTATCAATACTGTGTTAAACGTAACGATTTTATTATTGAAACAATATTACAAATGTAAAAATGAAAACAATAAAATTATGAATTTTGTTTCATTGAAAAATGAACAACACGTGGAGGTTCTCCAAATGTAAAATCATTTTTAGATAAAGCAACTTTATTTTTAAATAAATGATAATTCATCAATGGTTCTACACCAAACCCTCCAGCAATAACCACCTCTTTATTCATTTCCATTAGTTCATTACTTAATATTCGCATATTATTTATTTCAGGTAATAAATCGTTTTTTTGTATATAAACAGCACTTTTTAATATTTCTATATTATCTGTTTGTTCATATTCTTTTAATAATGCTCGTATGTTCTCAATATATTTATATATAGCATCCTGTTTCTTTTGTATTAATTCGTTTTTATGTGGATTATTATAGTTCTCATTATGTCTATCAAGTAATTCTTTAAACATTCCACTATCAAAATTATATTCTTCTAATTTCTTTTTAAATATAGCAACTGATTTTTCTTCATTTTTATAATTGAATAAATTATCTAATTTTTCTCTTATTATATCATCTTTTAATTCATCTACATGTTCTTTAAATTTATATAACAAATCTATGTTTGAACCAAAATTACCGGAAAATATTTCTATTTTTAATTTACAAGGATTTTGTGTATCACCACATATTGCCATATATCTATTGTCTTTTTTTGAAAATATTGTTCCTACTGGTCGTTTACAGTAAATACAAGCTGGTTTTAATTGTAATATTTTTTGCCTGGCTATTTTTTTGGTAGGTGAAGTATAAAATAAATGTCTTTTTGTGTATAATAATGCTTTCTCATAAGTTCTTTTTAAAGAAAAATAATATTTTAAACTATCTTCATAACCAATTTGTTGTAATATTGAGTGTTCTTCGTCTTCTTCTTTTGTTGTTTTACCATTTGGTATTTTATTTGAATTACGAAATTCAATACTTGGGTTATTATCATAATTAAAATCGCTTATATTTTCAGGTAGATTTTCAATAATAGTCAATTTATTATAAGAACAATTGAGAACATTGAGTTTATTTAATCCTCTTAAATCAAGGCTTCTTAATTGATTATTTTCACAATTCAATACTATTAATTCATGAGGTAAGTTCTCTAATGTTGTAATTTGATTATAACTAATATTCACCTCTTCTAAATCTTTTAAATCTGTAAAATCAATATTTGTTAAATAATTATATTTTACTCCTAAATGTGTTATAGAACTTGGTAAATCGTTCAATTCAAATAGCAAATTTTTATCAATATCCAAATTCGTAACCCCTTCTGGTACATTTATAATGTTTGTTATTTCACCTTCTGGTAATATAATTGTTTTAACATTAGAGAACCCTTCTTTTAAAATAGAAAAATCAATATCACCTTGTAATGGTTCTCGTATATCCAATATATTTGTTCGTTTATTTGTCTTTTCTAAAATATCTTTTAATCTTTGTTGTGCTGTATTATTTTCTTTTATTATATCTTCCCTTTGTTGTTTTATAACATTCATTTTTACAATATATTTATTATATTATATAGATAATATATCTGGAGAATTTGGCGGTTTTTAGTTTTCCAATTTTTCCAGGTCTTTTAATTCGGCTTGTGTATTTACTCCACTAATATATTTGTTATCATTTACATGAATCAAAAAAGTATCTATTGTATGAGTTGTTTTTGATTTTATGATTTTTACAATATCTGTTAAATAATATTCATTTTGTTTATTTTCATTAGTTATCATTGGTATGAATTCACACAATAATTCAGATGCTATATAATACAATCCAGAATTCACTATATTTATAGTTTTTTGTTCTTCATTACAATCTTTTTCTTCTATAATTTCCATAAAATCGTTATTTTCATAAATAATACGACCATATCCAGTTGGATTGGAGAACTGGGATACCAATATATTAAAATTGGTTTGTTTACTATTTATAAATTGTTCTAATACTTCTTTATTTATAAGCGGCATATCTCCATTCAAAATCAATATTTTTTGTTCTGGCTTATAATAATCTAAACAACATTTGATGGCGTCTCCTGTTCCTAAAGGGATTTTTTGTTGAACAAATATTATTGGCATTATATCAATATATTGTGAAAGCGTATTTTGTATCAAATCGTTATATTTACCTGTAACAATTATAATTTGACTAGGCTTTAATAATAACGATGTTTCTATTATGTTAACCAACATTGGTTTTCCATTGAACAAATGTAACACTTTTGGAATATTAGAATTCATACGTTTGCCTTCACCGCCTGCTAATATAGTTATGACTAAATTGTTCTCCATTATACATAAGATTTGTTATAATTTTTTAGGGAAATAATCGTAAAAAATTGAATTACTTTTTATTAATCTATTGTAAGTATCAAAACAAACCAAACTAATTAAAGATGTCGTCAAATATTATTAATCTCTACATTCCTCGTATTTTGGGAAATATCAAAAGAAATACAATAGTCAATACATTCAGTAATATGAACATTGGTGATATTTTCTATATTGATATGTATAAAAAAATGAATGAAAATAACAATCCTTATTACTTCGCTTTCATATCAATTAAATTGTATGATAATAAAACCGCTGAAAAATTAGAAAAAACATTGAATGAAAAAGGTTCAACTCGTCTTATTTATGATTATGGAAAAAACCATTATTGGGAAGTGAAAAAACATGTAGACCGTTCATTGCGTAATCGTGTTCCATCTCCTACATCCGTTTCTGCTATTGGATTAATTGATGTTGAAGAGGGTGAATGTAAAAATACTACTTTATATACATTTTGGTCAATGACTGATAAAGATTTTAATAGTACCACACAATGTTTAAATACAAATTTTACAAATAAAGATAAAAACGATTTAGAAAAAGAGTATGAAGAATTGGAGAAAGAAATTGATGTTGTTGTTAGATTTTTATATTATACCAGTGAATATTTGAAACCGCACCCCTACGGGTACTATGGTTCAAACTGTAACTGGTAACTTAGTTGAAGTTTCATCCGCTGTGCGGATTGAAATCTTTAACGGTGTAAATTATTTTGTAAATAGAGTTTTGTAATATATATTTTACTATAAGAAAACAAGAAAAATAAAAATATCATAAAAATGTTTATGATATTTTTTTCACGATATATAGTATAATCATTCATAAATTATAATGGATGAAAGACCATTATTGAATAAAAAACCAAGTGTAAAAATTAGAAATCAAGGCCAATACAGAGATTGTTTTAGTTACGCTCAAGCAAGATTTATTCGCAAATTAGTAACAAATATTTTAATTAAAGAAAAACCAAAATTAGAATTTATTTTTACTGAAAAAAATATAGAAGAATATTTTGATAATTTACATGATTATATAATTTCTATTTTCAATTGTAGTGGCGGACATAATACAACTTTAGCATTATTAATAAACGATTTGAATAATGAGAACGACGTTATATGGATTAATGATGATGAACAAAAATTTTTTGATGATAAATCTAAATGTAGTAGTAGTGGTACATGTAATTTTATAGCAAAAAAATCATTAAATAATGTAAAAATTAAAAAAAATTTTGAGAAATTTTACTATTTATTGCCTAGTGACATTATAAATATTTTAGGTAAAGGTATATATATAAATATATTAAACTTATATGATATTTCTCTTCATATTTTAGATTTATTTCATTGGGATATTACAATTATTCCACCACCAATATTATTAAATACATTAGATGATGGGTATTATATTATATTTAATTCAGAACTACATTCTACATGTATGACTGGATATCAATTGTTAGAAGATGGTACATATAATTTTATAATTAAAAATTCTTGGGGTGAAGATTGGGAACAAGATTATTCTATAAATAATGATGAAGAATATTATTCTATAAATAATGATGAAGAAGAATCTTATAAAAATAAAATTCAAGAAGCTATTGATAATATTAAAAATGATACAGATTATAAAATTCCTTATACAAAATTTGAAAATAATTCATTTGATTTATATTTTTTTGATGCTTATATACAAATTAGAAAATCTATTGAATTTAAAAATTTAGGTTTTTTAAATATCCAACCTGATGATGTTAATGATATAATAAAATGTATAAAATTGTTAGATAATTATTACAACGATATTAGTAAAAACCCCAATTTTTTTAAATATTTCTATGAACATTTAATGATTCATAATTTATCCAATAATATAAGCGAATTACAAAAAACAGATAATTATTTAGAATGGATTGATTATAATAATATGAATTTGAAAGAATATTATGAAAGAAATACTAGTTTTAAAGACCCAGATTATAATATTATGAATTTTATATTAAAGTTTAATGAATATTTATTATATATTATAAATCTTAACCGTTTAAATTTAAGTTATTTTTTTAACAGCTTAAAAGAATTATACAATATAAATAATTACAAAAAACAATTTGAACATACAAAAGGTATAATAAATATGAATAATAGATATTATAAAAAACAAAAAAAACCAATTAATGATTTATCTATACCAGTTGTGAATAAAAAATCTGAAATTAAAACAATATTAAATACTAAACAAGATGAAATAAAAATTACTAACAAAAACTTTGAAATAAGTTACAAAGGTCATTATTATGAAGAAAAAAATTATAAAATATTTCATGGAAATGGTATACTTATAATTAAAGAAAATAATAATATTTTATGGTATTGTATTGGAATATTTGAAAATGGTTGGATTAAAAAAGGATTACTTTATTATTATTTTAAATATACTAATGTTGATACTGTAGAAAAATACGCGTATATTATAGAAAATATAAACAAAGATAAACTTCTCACATTAAAATATAATCTAGATAGCGAAACGTTAAAATATGATATAAACCAAGAATCTTACTACGAATATAGAAGAATTTTAAATATTGAATTAAAATCACAAAAAATTACAAATGTTTGTATAATAGAAAAAGATATACAAGACAATATTAACAAACGCCCTGAACTAAAAGAATTATTATCTTTTGCTGAACCTTTTAATAAAGGTGGAAAAAGAAGAAAAACTACCAAACGAAATCGTTATAAGAAAAGAAAACTTCGCACAAAAAAACGAAAATAAAAAACGATTTAGAAAAAAGTAGGAAGAATTAAAAAGAAATTGATATTTTTTTCACGATATATATATATATATATATATATATATAGTATAATCATTCATAAATTATAATGGATGAAAGACCATTATTGAATAAAAAACCAAGTGTAAAAATTAGAAGTCAAGGCGAATACAATGATTGTTTTAGTTACGCTCGAGCAAGATTTATTCGCAAATTAGTAACAAATATTTTAATTAAAGAAAAACCAAAATTAGAATTTATTTTTACTGAAGAAAATATAGAAGAATATTTTGATAATTTACATGATTATATAATTTCTATTTTCAATTGTAGTGGCACAATTAATATATCTTTAGAATTATTAATAAACGATTTGAATAATGAGAACGACGTTATATGGAATAATAGTGATGAACAAAAATTTTTTGATGATAAAACTAATTGTAGTATTAGTGATACATGTAATTTTATAGCAAAAAATTCATTAAAAAATGTAAAAATCAAAAAAAATTTTGAGAAATTTTACTATTTATTGCCTAGTGACATTATAAATATTTTAGGTAAAGATGAATATATAAATATATTAAATTTATATGATATTTCTGTTCACTTTTTAGAATTTTTTTATTGGGATATTACAATTATTCCACCACCAATATTATTAAATACATTAGATGATGGGTATTATATTATATTTAGTTCAGAAAGTCATGCTACATGTATGACTGGATATCAATTGTTAGAAGATGGTACATATAATTTTATAATTAAAAATTCTTGGGGTGAAGATTGGGAACAAGATTATTCTATAAATAATGATGAAGAAGAATCTTATAAAAATAAAATTATAGAAGCTATTATTAATATTAAAAATGATAGAGATTATGAAATTCCTTATACAAAATTTGAAAATCATTATTTTGGTCCATATTTTATGAATGTATATATTGAACTAAAAAATTCTAACGAATTTGAAAAATTAGGTTTTTTAAATATCCAACCCACTGATGATGATAATGATAAAATTCAAATAATAAAATGTATAAAAATTTTAGATAATTATTACAGAGATATTAGTAAAAACCCCAATTTTTTTAAATATTTCTATGAACATTTAATGATTCATAATTTATCCAATAATATAAGCGAATTACAAAAAACAGATAATTATTTAGAATGGATTGATTATAATAATATGAATTTGAAAAAATATTATGAAAGAAATACTAGTTTTAAAGATCCAAATTATAATAATAATAGAACTTTTATATTAAAGTTTAATGAATATTTATTATATATTATCAATATTAACCGATTTAATTTAAGATATTTTTATTTCAACTTAAAAGATTTATATGATATAGAAACCGCCAAAAAAAATGAAGATTACAAAAAACAATTTGAATATACAAAAGGTATAATAAATATGAATAATAAATATTATAAAAAACATAAAAACCCACGTATTAAATTATCTATACCAGTTGTGAATAAAAAATCTGAAATTAAAACAATATTAAATACTAAACAAGATGAAATAAAAATTACTAATAAGAATTTTGAAATAAGTTACAAAGGTCATTATTATGAAAAAAAAAATTATAAAATATTTCATGGAAATGGTATACTTATAATTAAAGAAAATAATAATATTTTATGGTATTGTATTGGAATATTTGAAAATGGTTGGATTAAAAAAGGATTAATTTATTGTTATTATGAATATAGTATTGATGATACTGTAGAAAATTACAAGTATTATATATTTATAATAAACAAAGATAAACTTCTCACATTAAAATATAATCTAGATAGCGAAACGTTAAAATATGATATAAATTACGATGAATATGAAAACATTTTAGGTATTAAAACTAAATCACAAAAAATTACAGATGTTAGTATAATAGAAAAAGATATACAAGACAATATTAACAAACGCCCTGAACTAAAAGAATTATTATCTTTTACTGAATTTAATATGCCACCCTTGTCAAATAGGCAGTCAATATGGCAATCAATATGGGCGTCATATGGGCGTCGGGGCGGGATGTCCCTGACTGGGGTGGCATATTACACTGAACCTTTTAATAAAGGTGGAAAAAGAAGAAAGACTACCAAACGAAATCGTTATAAGAAAAGAAAACTTCGCACAAAAAAACGAAAATAAAATATTCACTTCTTTTACAATGTTCAAATAACTTGACACTCACTTTTTAATTATATTTTATTATAAATATAATTAAGTATCTAGTAGTTTAGACATTTTACAATTATTTTTACATCTTGTTTCAAAGAAAAACATGATTTATTTTTTACATAAATAAAATTATATTTTCTAAAGTAAATCTATATATGTCGTTAAATATTAATAGTCATGCGTTTAATATAGAAAAATTAAAAGTTGATTTTGATAATATTATTACTTTAAAACTGGAGATTGCGAAAACAAAAGCAGCTGTTGCTGATAATTTGAACCAATTGAAAGGTGTATACAATGATTTATTGAAAAGCAACTCTAAAAAAATTTTCTTATTTTGTTTGGATTCATTTTATTTTCAATACAAATCATTCGCTATGGAAATGGATAATATTGATAAATTCCGTTCTTTATTAAACAACCGTATGTATTGCGATTATTATAAATTATATAATATCATATTATCCAATATAAAAGATAATAAAATAGAAGTATCAATTGAAGGATTAGAAACAAAAGCATATCCTCCTTATAAAGATTTGGAACCATTCCAAGAATACAAATTAGATGATATTAAAGATATTCACGCGAATATTTTATTAATATTGAACACTCTATATAACGAATGTAATAAAAAGAAAGATACAATTGATAACTATAATGATAATCACCGTATTGGGTTCTCTATTTCTAATTTAATTAATACATTACATTATGAGAACAATATTTTAAAAGAGCAAGTATCCTTATATGTTAATTATGTTTCTTTTTTTCATATTTCACAAAAAAAGCAGTTGAACCGATTGTTTATGAGAATTACCGATTTCTGTAAAGAAGTAAAAGACAATATCAATATTAATCGTACATTTTCCATTGATGATATAGAACAAGAAGAGCGTTTAAACCGATTTTTTGATATAGGACAAGAAACAGAAATAAACAAAATTCTAGAAGATTATGATTTCAATGGTGAGAACACTGAAAAAATAATTGATAAAATAGATAATGTTATTCGTAAAAATGAAAATATAGAAGTGTCTTATGATAATAGAATAAATGATAATCTGAATATTATACTGGAAAAACTTAGCACCAAGACTAGCGGAAGTAGTGTTAGTGAAAGTAGTAAAAACGCCAATGGTGTAATTAGTGCTTAATAATTTCTAATTATTGTATATATCTTCCAAATTATATACAATGGAAAATAAAGAGAATGTCAATTTAGATGAAAACAAGAATATTTTGTCTGCGAAAAAAGAGAATATTGATTCAGTTAGTGTATCGCAATCTCAAACGAATGGTCAAACAAAAAAGAATATTGAATGGACGCCCGAAAATGAAATGATTATGGTTGAATGGTGTGATGTAGCCCAATGTTATAAATGGTTAAATAGTCAAGCCCATAAGAATTATTCATATATGCATGCTTGGTTTACTATACCAGCAATCACATTATCTACCATTAGTGGGACTGCTTCATTTGCTCAAGCCAGTTTACCAGTTAATTATCAAACATTTGCTCCAATGGTAATTGGTGCGTTGAATATTTTTATTGGTATTTTGACTACCATACAACAGTATTTGAAAATATCTGAATTAAATGAAGCACACCGCGTGTCTTCTATTTCCTGGGATAAATTTGCTCGTAATATAAGAATTGAATTAGCTAAAGCACCGGATGAACGTACAGAAGCCAAACAATTCATTAAAATTTGTCGCCAAGAGTTTGACCGTTTAATGGAAACAAGCCCTACTATTCATCAAAAAATAATAGATGAATTTAATAGGTCATTCCGTGGTAAAGAAAATTCTGTTGAACGTAAACGATTTGAACAACTTAAGAAGCCCGATATTTGTAATATTATTATTAGTGCAAATGAATATAGACATCCATGGTATTTAGAACAACCATCCTTACATAGTGAAACTCGCGATGAAGGTGATATGTTTGAACAAGAGAACCTTGCTATTAAAATAAAAGAAGAAGAGATTAATGAAAAAGAGCGCATACTAAGAGAAAAAGAAGAAGCTGAGAATGAGAAAAAAGCAAAGAGAGAAAAAGCGCATAATATGTTCAAAAAAGGATTTTTAGAATTAACCAACAAATTAAAACAACAAACCAAAAAATTAGAAGATTTCGTAAATACATTTAATGGATTATATGGTCGTAAACCATTGGTTGAAGAAATTAAAATACATGCTGAAACATTAATTGAAAGTGGAGATATAGAAAGAGAAGCGTTAAATAAATTTTTGGAAAAATACAATCCTGATGGCGTTATGGACTTATTATAAATGTAAGGAAATTTTTTAGAACTAATCCAGTTATTTGGATAACATGGTTATTTTTCTTTACATTCAGTTTTATTTATGAAAAAGATGTAAAACAAACAAATTATTCAAATTATTTTATATAATATATTATATATGTGTTATAATCCTGAACAATCTTTTTCTTTTTTTATAATTGGTATTATTACTACTACATATATTTATCTTTATGAACCATTAATTCGTAAAACAGAAATACATTTAATTATATTATTTTATTCGATGATGGAACTTTTACAAACAATACAATATTTTTATGTAAATCAATGTGATAATATTATTAATAAAATATTAACAGAATTTGCGTATATTTTAGTTATATTTCAACCACTTATATGGAACATATTCTTTTATATAAATTCAATTAATTATGAAAAAAATATTTTTTTAACAGCAATTTATTTATGTTTATTTTGGATGTTAATTAATGTTATTTCGAGACTTTTATATAAAAAGGTATTTGCTACACAAACCCAAAACAACAGCGTATTTGCATCAGATAAAGTATGCACAAGAAAAATAAATTCACATTTGTATTGGACATGGACATCTGCTAATTTTTATGAATTAAATGCAAATTATTTAACATATCTAATGTTATGGTTCATTCCAGCACTTATATCAAAAAGTAATTTTAAGTATTCATTAATATTAATAATTAGCTCGATTATTGGTGCAATTTATGGTTATACATATAATTTAGGAGAATTATATTTTACATTTACGGCAGCATGGTGTTTTATAAGTGTGCCAATCGTATTAGTTGTATTATTTTATATGTTATACACAAAGTTGAACTTTTTACAAAGAAAATAAAACCATATATAGGATGGCCTTGTAGGTCACCTAAATATATGAATTATTATTATTATGGGTAAAGGTTTAATAATAATTAATATATATATATTAGATATGAAATCCAAAAAAAATATTATAACTTTAGCAATATTTATAATAGTTTTATCAATATTATTTTTCTCTATATATTGGTTTATTATTCATTGTTCTTTATATAAAATTCACAAAGGTCAAAGTAAAGAATGGATGAGTGATTTAACTGATGTTATGATACTAGGATTAAATAATCGTGATTTATATTCTAAAATATATCGGGATGGTAAAAATATATCATTTTGGTATGTATATTGGTTTTTTAATACAAAAAAAGAAACAATTTGGATTTTATCTAATTTACGTAATAAATTTTCATCTATTATTACATTTAATATTTACGTTTATAATTATGAAACTAATAAAATAACAAGTGATCATATTGATATTAATTTTGAAGATATTCAAACTTATAAAGAAAACAATACATTAATATTAAAATTAAAAAATATATATATTCAAACAATTAATTTGATAGAAAATAAATCAACCCTAACTATTAATACACAAAAATTTAAAATATTTTTGAATTTATCTATAACAGATTGTAATACAAATATGGCAAGTTTTGTTCCTCGTATTGAAAATACATTAGGATATATTATTGATATTAAAGGAAAACAAACATATACACCAAATGAATGGTTTTCAGACAATCCGTATATTGGCAAAATTATCAACGGAAATATAAATGGAAATGAAATAAATAATGGAAATTATTGGTTTGATAATTTTATAGCGTGTAATAATGGATATTTAACATGCTATACTTGGTTTGTAATTCTAAATGATGATTGGTTGATATATTTATTATGGTTTGGGGATCAATATGAAAAAAATAATGGTTTATTAAAACCGATAATAATAAAAAATAACAGGGAAAATAAAATGATTTATTGTGGAATGTTGGGATATATTAATGATCCATTTAGTCCAATAACAACAATGGATTTTATTACTAATAAACAAATTGGGGTAGATGATTATGATGATTATCAAATTACATTTAATTCAAGTGAAATAGATATATATATAAAATCAAAGGACCAATCTTGTAAGAAAGTATATGAATTTGATTACTATAGGAATCGTTACACAGATGAAAATATGAATTCATTTAATGATTGGGATAAAGAATATTATAAAATAGTAAGAAATATAAAATATGTGGAATATATTACAAACGTTGATGTTGAAATAAATTATAATAATAAAACCGAAAAATTTACAACAAAACAAATTATTGATGGTATGTATAGAATTGATAAAAATATACAACGAACAATTAATTATAAAGAATAATATTATAGTTTATATTGTTTTTGTCCCATTTCAAATCTTCACTGGCATAAATCTTCAAGGGTGTAAATCTTATTCTATTATTGCTTCATAATGACCACCTGTCCAATATACTTGGATGGTTTTTTCATAATTTTGGTTCAATGGTATAAATTCTATATCTTTTCCACCATGGTTTCTATAATTTTTCACTATTATTCGTAAACTCCATATAGAAGATGCTGCTTGTATTTCTATTGCTCCACCCCATGTGCTAGTATTACGCATATCACGAATATAATTCGGATTTTCTAAATCCAATATAAACTTTGTATCCAAACCTTCTATAATAGGTTTATTTTCTTCCAAATAGTCGCATATTTTTTGTCTGATATTATAACTATTTTCTGGTATAAAATAACTTAAACTATTGAACAAACACGACATTATATATGCTGTATAATAACAACATATATAATAAAATTTACAATATTTTTTATTCTTTTGATGGTTCTTTTGTATGTTCTTCAGATGTTTCAGTTATTTCTTTTGTATTGACCTTTTCAAATGGTGGAAAAACATAATTTGTTGTAATTTCAGTAAATCTTTTGAAATCCTTGATACACCATAATTGTTTAAAATTTTCAAAGAAGTAAATACAACTATATTTATAATGACTTTTTGGTATATCTTCCGGAGGTACACCATCAAAACTGACATCGTCATCTTCTTCTTCGTCAAAATTAATATATTCTATATCTTTACTGATATTCAATACATATAATGATTTATCAATAAAGGTAGCATATCGCTTAATCATTCGTAAGCGTTTTAAATCTTCTTTTTCAATGGGGTCGGTTGTAAAAAATAGACAATTATTTCCAAATACATAATGTAATATTCTATGACCATCTATTCCTTTTTCAGCGTCATCAACATAGACATTGATATAATCGGATTCGTCTTCATTTAATTTACATAGATATAAACAACATGGTATATTTATTCTATCGCCATTCTCATCTGTAATATAAGCAATAAATTCATTGTCGTGGAACATTTTTGGGATATTTTCATCCGTGAAATTATTTCCATATACTTTTTTTTCATTGATAAATTCATCTAAAATACACCATAATTGTTTATCGTTTTGTTTCAAATTGAAAAATGTGCTGTCAAAAAATGCGTATATTATGCCATTATGTTCAATATAACCTCTGTAGGCTCCGTTAATAATATCATCACTAACATCTTCTGTAAAATTTTTGAATTTGTTAAAACATTCATTCTCAAAAATATTACTTGGTTCTTCTTCTGTATTATCAAATGAAGATGTTTGTAGTAAAAACCCTGGAAATGCTAATACATTTTTATCCTGGTTTTCACTTATTTCTAAAAAAAACTGTAAAAATGGTTCCTTGCTTTTTCCATTGATATTAAAAATACAAAACCGAACTTCAAAAGGTCTATCATTTTCATTTTTACCTAAAGTGTAACTAAAATCGCGACTCAAGTTTTCATTACTCAAATAATAATATTTCTTATTATTGAATTCATATGATTTTTTTTCAATAAAGAAATGTCGCATTTTATTTGCTTGAAATTGTGTAAACATATTTTTGAAACTGGATAAATCAGTTTTTGAAAAATCAATTGTTTTTGTATTTTCTGGTTTTGTTTCCTTTTTCTTTGATACTTTTGTTTTTTTTTCATTGGAACATAATTTATTTTGAACATATTCTTTTTTTTTAAAATCCGTAATGGGCATTTGTAATTTATATAATTATATATATAATCCTTTATATATTTAAGTTATTTTGAAAAGTTATTTTGTAAATATATTTCTTTATGGTTTTTACTAAAATATATTTTATTAAATAATATAAAAGATAACCGCATTATATAGTATACAAGCTAGTATTATTATCATACTTGATAACAGGTTTTAACACTATAAAGTCTTACTTTAAAAATGTATTATGATGACCATTTTGACCCAACCCAACCAAATGAAGTAGGGTTTACTACTTATGAAAAACAAGCCGTTTATAATAACGATTATGACGATGACAGCACATCAACTGGAACCATCGTAAATAAAAAAAATAATTTGAAACCATTAGATAAAAATTATCATAAGATTACATTACATCATAAAATGATTACAAAGAAAAATGGTAAACAGAAACCCGATACAGTTGAATTATATGACACTACTATAACGCCTGGTAGTATAATTCGTGATGCGGTTACTGGTAGTCGTATGACTAAGATGAAGGTTGGTTCGCGTGATGAAAATTTCTTTTTCAAAACACGTTTAAGCATTGTTGGTACAGATTTGTTTGATAATAATACATTTTACTTTGATAGTCCGGAACAATTTGAGCGTATAATGTATATTCCAATTTCACAAGAAGTGAAAGAGGCATGGCATTCACGATTAATTGAAGAACGATTACGCAGAAGCAGTGAATAAAAAATAATTAAAAAAATGGAATAAAAATATTACTATATATATTGTATATAGTAATATAATGAAAATGTTTTTCTTATTATTAGGGTTTGTTACGAAATATAGAAACAACAGCAATAAAAAATATACATTGTATGATACCAATGAATTACAAAGTTATCCTATGAATATGTTTGAAGAAGACGATGTATTTTTGAAATTTAAACCATATTACTTCAATGTGTCTGGTTATGACACTCGTTTTGAAGAAAAAATAGATAATCAGGTTGAACTTGCTAATATTAGACGAATATTTTACATACATAATCTGTTACAATATTTACAAAGCAATGTAAATGAACATAAAAAATTAGAATTTGTTGAAGAATATAATAGATATAGTAATACTACTTTTATAGCTCCAGACATTACTGCATCTGGATTATTGGATGATTGGAATAATGGTTTTTTATTATAAAAAATATTATAAAAGATTTTTATATAATAACAATATATAATATACTATAAAAAATGGATATGTCAAATAATGAAACTGATACAAATGTCGTAATAGAAAAAAACAAACAATTTCGTAAATTGATACATGATATTCGTAATATGTTGAAATTGACTCAAGAAAATATTACTTTTATTCAAAGTTTGGGTGATAAAGAAAAAATGGAAATTATTGTAGAATATGACAAAGTCACCCAAGCATTAGTTCAATCTATCTATTCAAGTATGTAATTTTATAAAGAATTCTAATAAAATGAAACAATGGAAATAAATAATATAAAAGTTTTTTTTATATTATTGTTATATTATTATAATGTCTAATAAAACACCTATTTTCGCAATTGCTGTATTTGATAGCAAAAAAATAAAAGGAATTGTATATTTTACTGAAAATCTATCTAATAATACAGTTATTATTGATATACATATTGAAGGATTGAAAAAGAATGGTCTACATGGGTTTCATATTCATGAATGTGGAGATATGAGCGAAGAATGTGAAAGTATGTGTGCTCATTTTAATCCATATGGCAAAAACCACGGTTGTCCTGGTTCAAAAGAACGACATGTAGGTGATTTAGGAAATTTAATCGCCAATCAAAATGGTATTGCCCATTATCAACGAATTGATGATATGATTAAATTACGTGGTTCAAAAGCGAATATTATAGGTCGTGGTTTAATTATTCATGCTGACGAAGACGATTGTGGTTTAGGAGATTATCATGATAGTTCAACTACTGGTCATTCTGGTAAACGAATAGCGTGTGCTATTATTGGATATGCGAAGCCACCAAATAAATAAAGTTTTTATTATATAATGTAAATATATTATATATTATATAATTTATAAATGAATAATCCAAATATCCCTATGAACGCATATATTTTTATTGGTGTAGCATCTTTAGTATTAGCATTTGTTACAGTATTAGATAATCAACCAGCAGAAAGTGAAACCAGTTCTGAAAGTCAAGAATCATCTTTCACTGATTATTTACCATCATTTAACGGAACAAGTGATAATGCTGCTGCTACAGAAACTGTAGAACAAGCCAGTGAATATCAAGCTCCTCCTGAACCTGTTGCTCAATCACAAAGTTATGATATGTTTAATACAAATATGAATTCTGACCAAGGATTAGCACAAAACGAATATCAAGCGCCTTCGGATACAGGTTACCAATCTCAAAACTATGATATGTTTAATACAAATATGAATTCTGACCAAGGATTAGCACAAAACGAATATCAAGCACCATCTGAACAACCATATCAAGAAACAAACCAACCACAAAACTATGATATGTTTAATGAAAATATGAATTCAGAACAAGGGTTGGCACAAAATGAAAATTTCGGTTATCAACAACCTTACGGACAACAACAAGGACAACAACCACAACCTGTAAATAATCCTTTTTATGGTGGAAGAAATAAAACTGGCAAAAGAAATGATAAAGGTAAAAAACATAAAAAAACAAAATGTTACAAAGGAAAATAATAAAGTCATAAAATTACATAACTTTAGATAAATTCCTAGTAAAAAAGGCATTTACTTGTGCTACATCAGCACCTATTACTATATCATCTGGAACATAATTGTGGTTGTCCTTATAATAACATAATATAGCAGGAATACCATTAACCATTTTTTTTGATTTTAAAAAAGCATAAATATCAAAACTTTCATCTACATCAATGAGTGCGCATTGTACTTTATCATTTCTTTTATTGAACCATTCATTGACTAATCGTTCTATTTTTTTACAAGGACCACACCAATCAGCACCGAATTTGATAATAAATAATCCAGGGTTTTGCTTCAATAATTCAGCAAAATGGTTTCTGTTTTCTATTTCAGTCAATATTGGTAATTGAGACATATTGTTATATAATATTGTATATAACAATACATTTATATTTTTTACTTGGTATATATATTTTTATTTTCTACATACTTTTACACAACGGCACTTTTTTGTACCACGATTACGATGTTTGTTCATTGGGCATTTTTTTGATTTACGCTGAACTCTCTTTTTTTGTGTTTTTCTTCCTGGCATAGTATACTATATGTATATAAAAAAATTTTATAAAATTTACAATAAAAGGTTAGAATAAATAAAAAAATTTCTTTTTTATTTACAAATAATCCTCTATGAATAATCAAAATCAAAAAACACATAATCTAAATATTCATATGTATAATTTACAAGAAATATTAGGATTATTTGACTTAAACTATGATATTTCCATAGAGGATTTGAAACGTGCTAAAAAGAAGGTTCTTATGTTACATCCTGATAAATCCAAACTATCTGCTGAATATTTCCTTTTTTATAAAAAAGCTTTTGATATTGTAATACAATTTTATAAAAATAATAATAAACAAAACCAAGAAATAACAGAAGAAACTACTAAATACAATCCTTTAGTCAATGATTTCAATAAATCCACTTACAAACAAGTGAACTCTGTTATCAATAAAATGAAACCTAACGATTTTAACGAGAAATTTAATCAATTATTTGAAACAAATATGGCTGAAAAACCGAAACAAAATCGCAATGAATGGTTCTCAAAAGAAGACCCCATTTATAATATTGAAAAGAATGTTTCTGTTAATAATATGGGTCAAATTTTGGATAATATCAAACAGAAAAATTCTGAAATTATCCGTTATAATGGTGTTCGTGAATTGTATGTTTCAGGTGGTGTAGGAACACGATTATATGATGGAGATGATGATGAAGACGATGCTTCCGAACAATATGTTAGTAGTGACCCTTTTAGTAAATTAAAATTTGATGATTTGCGAAAAGTCCATAAAGACCAAACTGTGTTTGCTGTTAGTGAAAAAGATATCCATAATATTCCTCAATATTCAAGTGTAGACCATTTTGTTAGAGAACGAGGTAAACAACCTTTGACACCCTTAGAAAAACAAGAAGCTGAATATTATTTAGCAATGAAAGATAAACAATATCGTGAAAAAATTATGCAAAAAGAACATTCTGCTAATTTGAAATCTATGGAATATGCTGAAAAAAATAAGACAGTTTTGTCTAATTTTTTACGATTGGGAAATTAAGATTTATGGTTAAAAATTTATTGGTAAATCATCTCTTACAAAAAATGCTTCGCCGTTTCTATTCCAACTGACTACTAGTACAATGATTTCTACACCATTTCGGGTTGCTTCATAAAATGCTTCTCTGTATTGCGGGTCTATTACAGATGGTTGAAATGTAGCCACATCAGTTCGTTGAATTACATAACACATTAAACATCTTGTATTTTCATACATATTTTTTAGTGCAGTCAATTCTTTTATATGTTTCAATGCTCTTGGACTAATAGTTTCAGTTTGTTTTTTTCGGTATCCATCTGGAAAATACGCTATTTTTGAATTTACATCATAATTATCATAATTTTTGTTTTTTCGGTCTTTTGATGTGATATCTTCATAGTCTGCCAATGGAACATTTTTTATTTCCATAATAAAACGTTTTCCTTGTTCATCTATTCCTGAAAAATCAAATCGCGAATCTACTACTCCATCTATAAATATTGCTGTTTCCCGTCTATATTCTTGTATATTTTTTAATTTTGATAAATAATTGTTTTTCAATGCGTTTTCTACTAATTGTTCAGCCAATTTTGGATAAATCCCTATAATTTGTTCTTGTTCTTTTTCTGTTTTTACTGATAAATAAATTCTGTATTCACATTTTTTCTTTTGTTTTTCGTTGGTTTCATCAATGTTTTTATCTGTTTTTTTGTTTTTATTTTCTTGTTTTTCTTCTTGTTTTGTCATTAATATAATGGCACCTACTTCAGCCAATCCACAACAACCCAATGACGCACTATGAGCTAGTATTTCATTGTCTTCAAACAATACATCCGCAACATAGGGTGATTTTATTACTTTTGATGGTCGTTTTGTTATTTGCCCTTCCACTAAATTATCTATTTTCATAAGGAGGTTTGACATTGTATATTGTTATTTCTTATTTTGTCATAAACAAAACAAGAAAAAAGAATTTCAATTTTTTATCTTCGCATAAACAACCAAGGTTTATCCGCATCAAGCATTAATCCCCTATAATCTACTATTTTTTCTTCAATATCACTATAACTTTCACATTGAACTACTGTAAATGGAAACAACATATACCATCTATCTACTCGCTGTAATTTTTTCCAATACATATCCAATGCGTATTGTGGTTTATTATTTGGATTTTTTAATAACCCCTGTACACTTTCGCGAAAATTTTTTATCAAAATATCATAATAACATTGTTTTACAATATAACCTGTTGTAGTTTGACAATTGGATACACGAATACAATAATCGGTCGTTTTCTCGTATGGAGGAACATTGTTTCCACCTATTAATAAAACATGCCATTCTATGTCTTTATTATCGTAAAATTGTTTTAAACTGGTTAATAGAATATTTGGATTCAAAAAGGTAATATCATCTTCACAAATGAATACATATTCGTAATTGCGTTCTTTTGCTAATTCTAAACATTTTATGTGGCTCATTGTACAACCAATTGCGCCTACTTTTGTTTTTATAGCATTGAAACGTTCTCCTTGAATACCTATTTTTGTTAATTCTCTTGTAACATGTTCTAATCTATCTTTACGATGGTCTAAATTAATATATAATGTATTTTTTAGTAATTCCATCTTGATTGTATAATATAATATAATTATATTTTTATATATGTTATTTACCTTACTATCAAATTACGTTTATTGAATTATAAATATGATATAAAAAATAATATTTGTACTATATATGATATTTATTCTTTATTATGTATTTTTATATTGTAATGCTGATTTTATTTTGAATAAATTATATTTATCCAATATTACTATAAAGAATGATGACTTAATACAAAATAATACGAATTTTTACTATTCTATAATAAATATAAATTCATTTGCTTTAATTATCTATCTTATTTATATTATCAGAAATATTATATATTATAATCCAGTTAACGAGGTTTCTATTGCGTTAGGATTGGTTTATATTAAATACACATTGAATTTGTTATTTAATGATTATATGACACTATCTCAACACGAGTTTAGTAGAAATATTATGTGGTTATTTGCCACACCATTAATGCTAAAAATGTATTGTGATGTGAATAAATTAAAATTACAACAAATAAGTATTCAATATCATATTATTCCAATTTTTATCAATATATTTATTTATCCTTATAAAGATGTTAATAATTATTATTATTATTATTTTACAGCAATTTCTTGGATGTTATTATTCAAATTTATAAAAAAATTATATCATAGACGAAATTTATTATTTAGTAATATATATTTATTCATATGGTTGATATTTATGGTTATAAATGTAATTGATGTTTTTAATATAACTGATAAATATAATATAAACACTTATTTTTCTTTTGCTGATTTGATAAGTAAAATGATGACCAGTATAATAATAAATGATTATAACGAAAGAGAAATAATACAAATAAATAATATGGATTTACAATCTGTACAATTCGTATCGTATATGATTAAACAATTGAATAAGTATAAGAGCGATAATGTTATTTTAACGCCTCAATGTAATAAATTTATTGATTTTACAAGAGAACGGTTTTTAGTAAAAATACCTCAAAATAAAACTGCATTAGAAAAAGAATTATTGAAAAAAATATTACCTTTTGGATTAGAAGCAGAATATATAGATAACACAAACGCAAACGCAAACGCAAACGCAAACGCAAACGCAAACGCAAACGCAAACGCAAACGCAAACGCAAACGCAAACGCAAACGCAAACGCAAACGCAAACGCAAACGCAAACTCAAAACAATTTGATATGATTTGTGTTCTGTTTACAGATATTGTGAATTATACAGAATTAGCAATAAAATATAATGATACTATAATTTTTCAATTATTATATTCTATTTATACTTCATTTGATAATGTAATCAAAAAATATCCACATTTACAAAAAATAGAAACAATTGGAGATGCGTATATGGTAGTTGGTGATATTTTCAGAAATACATATAATCATAAAATCGTTATAAAAGAAATCATATTATTCGCATTTGACATTATGAATGAAATTAAAACCATAAAAACGCCTGATAATAAACTATTATCTTTACGAATCGGTATAAACTTAGGAAATGTTAGTATAGGTATATTAGGGAATGAAATACCAAGATTATGTATTGTGGGAAATGCTGTTAATGTGGCGGCAAGATTACAAAGCACTGCTGATGTAAATACAATACAAATAAGCAGACATATTCATGAACAATTAGAAGAGATAAAATTTGACGAAAAATTTGAAATAAAAACGAATGAAAATGTGTTTTTGAAAAATTTGGGTTCTGTTACAACTTATACTATTCAATTAGAGTAATATGGTTATTATTATTTAGAAAGAGAAATTGAATAATATTATATCATTCGTAAAATATAATATTATGTTTTCAGTTGAATTATCTTGACAAATCTATTATTTCTGGAATAGCTTTATCTTTCCAATAATGAATTAAAATAACTACACCTTCATCATTGACAGTTACTGCTTTTTCATGGTCGCTTTCTTGTTCATAATATAATTTGAAATCAAAATCATAAAAATTTGTATAAACAATTTTAAACATATTTGCGGTAATAATATAATAATTTTTCATTAACTCTTCATTGTTTATTTCATATATATCTTTTAATGCTTCATATATAATTTTATTTTTTGGAACACAACCAATAAACCCTTGGAATACTGTTCCTTTTAAATATGAATTCACTGAAAAGAATTGATATTCTTTTGTGATATTTTCTATATTGTCTTCAATCATAGCATCACTATCTATATAAACACCGCCTTCGTTGTATAAAAAATAATATCTAAATAAATCCGCTTTATGTTCTCCTGATTTTAAACTCCAAAATTTGTTTATTATTAAAGGGAATTCTGATATTGGGTTATTGATAAAGTATTGTAGGATTTCTTTGTCTGTAAAATGTTTATATTCCCAATTTGGCGCTCTTTTTTTTATCATTTCTACAACATATTCTGGTAATTTTTCTTTGGAAGTTTGAACTATGGTTTTTGGTATAGTCATTATAGAGTATTAAACCATTTTATTTTTTCTATTTTGACGTTTTACACGAGAAAAAATAGTAATACCTTTTCTGTTTTTTGTTCTCCTTCTTGTTGTTTTCGTTTGTTTTTTACCACCATTTTTATCTTGAGAAATTGTATTATGGTTTCTTATTTTTTTTACCAAAGTTCTATTGTATTTTATTATAGGTTTTATAATTTCAAATAAATCTCCTAAAAATTTAGCTTTTTCATCGCTATCAATCAATGAGACAAGAATATTAAAATATTCTTTTGTAGTTTTTTCAATATCTATTTTTGGAAAAAGTTCTAATCTTTTTCTTTCCAATGATTCAAAATTATTATTTATTTTTTTTAATTCTTCTATAATGTAATTATCATAATTATCAAGTATTTTTGAATATTTTTCTTTTTTTGCTATTAAACTATTAAGACTTTTTTTGTTGATTTTGTTTGTTAATAATTCAATATTTTCTTTAATATTTTCTTTATTAGTAATTTTCAAATAAGTTTCTATAGCATTTCTACATAAAGATATTAATTTATCAAAATTCATATTTATGTATTCAGCATTATATATTTTTTCATTTTCATAATCAATAGAAACATATCCGAGATGATTATACCATGATTCACCCTTCGTTACTATTTTTAAAATTGCTAAATCAATATTAGAATTATACATTTTAACTTCAGAAGTATCAAGTAAAGTAATATATTGTATATTTTTCATTGATTTCGCTAATTCTTCTATTTTAATCAATAAATTTGTTCCACTATTTTCCCCACATTTTGACAATTTTTCAATACGAATATTGTCTAATAAAAAATGTATAGTCAAACAATCTTCGTCATTTTTGGTTTCTATTTTATATTCATTATCATTTATATTTTTCACATCATATAATTCGCTTGTGAAAAAATTATAAATATTATTTTCCATATTATAATATAATTATAATAAATTATTATATATTTTCTCAGAATTTTGTATCATTTTTCTTTTTGTAGTTCACTTTATAAAAATTAAACCTTATTTGAGAACAAATGTTTTCTTATCTAATACAACTTCTTTGAGAACATTTCTCATTATTTTATCGCGGTATTTATCTTGTTCGTCTTCACCCTTTCCTCCCAAGGCAACCGCCGCCAATTTGAAAAAATATTCGTTTTCCTTTGTATTGTTCTCTATACATACAGGGTATTTTACTTGCCAGTTTTGTAATTGGTTCAGATTCAATTGTGCTATTTTGTCAATTGTCCATTTCAATTTCTGTTTTTCATTGTTCTCTTTTTCCCATATATTGTTGTCTTTTATATAAACTGTTTCGCGTTTTAAATCTGTACAATGAATAGGTAGTTTTTCTGTTTCCAGTTTCTTGAGTTCTTTTATGAAAATGCGTGAAATACCATCTACGAAACCTAATTTTCCAGTGGTTTCAAAGTCGTCCGTTGTTAGTTGTAATGAATTGATAAAATCTACTATATTCATAGCATCTTTACATGTTTCATTGAGGAAAAATTGTAGGTTGAATTGATTATTATTTGTATTATTTGTTGTATTGTTATTATTATTTACTATAGATTGATTTTTTGCTAATTCTAATATTTCTTCCTTATGTAATTTGTTTTGTTCTAATAATTTATTTTGTAATTCTTTATTTTGTTCA